CGTCGATTTGCTGCGCGCCACTCAACACGACGTTGCCAGTAGCCGCCACACGAACCGACTGCTTGCCGTCGAGCTTGGCCAGTTCGTCAGCCAGATAACCCATCACCCAGGCCCGTGTTGCCTTGACGACCGTGTCGTCGATCAGCAGCGTGACCTGCGCGGCGTTGCTCGTTTCGAAGATCGAGCGGATATAAAATTCTTTGCCCGATCCGGACGTCGCCAGCACCGGCTTGAACGACTCCGGATATTTCACGATCGCGTACAGAATGCCGGTGTCAGTCCAGAGCCCAGCCTCGCGCACGTACCAGCCGCCCTCCTCCGGCGGGATCGTAATCTCGGCCAGAAGCCAGCTCGGGTTATTTTCGTCCTGGAACAGCGCATTGAGCGGGCCACGCCACACCTCACGCTTGAGCGCTGTCGCTGTAGCAGCCGGGTTGTAAACCGCGCCATTGCCGTCACCGACCGACATTTGCGTCAGCTTGATAGGCAAGCCTGCCGCCTTGCAGGCATTCTCGTATGCAATCCCCGCATTGGTCAGCAGAGTGTAATAGTCAGCCATCTAGGGCACCTGAGGATAAATGGTGGTCGTCTCAACGGCGTAGTGACCGGCGCCCCTGTAGGCCACGCCAGACGCTGAAACGCCATCGATAACGATCGGGTAAATGGTGGCCAGCTCGCCGCAGAAGGTCGCGCCGCCAATGTAGTGCGTACCGAAAGCGCTCAGGCCCACGGAAACCGACAGGGTGTCGCGCTCGCTTTGAGCATCCGCGATGCGCCGATCGAGGCGCGCGTCGATCTCCTCGCTGTATGGCAGCTGAGAGAACGCTCGCACGGTGAAGCTGTACGGCGGGCCTGGCGGCGTCTGCTCGTACCAGGCCGTGACCTCGGGCACCAGTTGCAGCCCCTTGACCGCATTTTCCAGCGCCGCACGCGTACCGGCCTGGCGCTTCGTTGGCCAGGCAAGCGCGACCGTCAGCCGCTTTTCGGCCTCGGGCGCTGCAGGGCTCCACTCACTGACGCCGCGATCGGCCGCCAGATACGGAAGAAACTCGACCGGCGTTTCCTGAGGATTCATCAGCTCGGGAAATGGCGGATCGATCCGCTCCAGGAGCTTGGCGAATCCGAGATCGAGTCCCGCCTCGAGCGCCGATTTATTCGCTGGCAGAACGCTAAACCGTGGCGGTGCGAGATCGTCCGTCATAGCGTGCGCACCTCCACCTCTACGGCCGTGCAAAACGGCGCCTGCGAGGCCGTGCAGGCGATCGGCGCGAGCGGCTCGAGGATCTCGAGACGAATAGCGCCGGCCGCGTGCAGCGTGTAGTCAATCCAAGTGAGATCTACACGACCCTCAAGCCGGTGACAGGCCGCCGCGTAAGCCTGCAGCTGCGCTACAGCGGCGGCCTCAGTCAGCGCCGAGTCGGGCCCCGAGTTGATATAAGCGATCGCGCGGATCTTGTAGTTGATGATCTGCGCAGACTGGACCTGCACCTGGTCGGTTTCCGGCTTCACGTCTGGCCGCCCGAAGTGCGTCCGGACGGCGTCGAGCAAAGTTTCTGGCGCAGTACCGTCGCCCTCACGCGACAGCACCGTCACCATCACCTGCCCCGGGGCAGTGCGGCGGCCGTTGCCGTCTTTGACCTGCGCGGCAAAGCCGTCAGGGTTGAACGTGTAAGTCACTGTTACCACGCCGCCAGTCACTGGCTCGACCGACACGATCGGGCGCTCGCCCAGCGTCAGCACCTCGCGTCGGTACTGCATGCGCGAGCCGGCAGCGGGTGCGTGCGGCGCCAGGTAATAGCGCAGCCTGGCGTCGTCGTCGGATTCCATCACCGGCAGCACAGGCGGGAATGCCGCCGGGTCACCTGGCTTAATGATCTGTCGCTCGAGGCCCATGTCGGCGAGCCTGGCGTCAAGGTTCGAGCCGTTGGCCCACCACGCAAGCATCTGCTTGATACGGGCGTTGTATTTGCGTTCGTGCGTCTGCAGGCGAACCGTGAAGGCCTCGAGCGCCATGGTCAGCAGCTCGCTTTCGTTCTGCAGGCTGACCTCGAGCTTCGCTGCATTCTCAGGCGATCGGGCCGCCACGTACTCGACCACAAACTCCTTGAATTCAGCGAGCAGAGGCTCGAACTGCTCGACCCTGACAATCTCCGGTTCGGCCAGTTGATTTTGACCAGGGATAAGCATGCTCAAGTTGTCACCTCAAAAGTCATTTGCCGGTTTTTCCAAGTGCCCGCCAGCCGCAGGCTCAAACCGGTAGCGCCGCGCGTGGCGACGATCGTGTCGGGCACAAAGTCGCCGATGCCGTTCGCCTCATTGCAGAACGCCTCAGCCGCGTAGCTCTGAGCCAGGATCAGCAAGTGGTCACCCTGACTTTTTGCCAACAGTGAATAGAGCTTGCTGCCGTACAGGGGGCGCTTCTGGCGGGTGCCGAGTGGCGTTGTCAGCGCGCGTTTTGCGCGCTCGACGAACTGAGGCCAGTCGTCGACCGTGGCCCCGGTGTCTCTGTCGATGCCGATCATTTTGGGGCCTTTAGGCGGTACTGATTACGCGCCCCTGGTGATCTACTTTAGGGCCGGTGAAGTGAATCCCTTGCGCGTCGACCAGGACGCTTACCGCGCCGATCGTCAGCAGGGCCTTTTCGGTGGTCATTGCGAGTTGAGCCGGCCCGATCTGCAAGAGAGCCGACTCAGGCGTCAGCGTGACTTTTGCCGCCTGAATGACCAGGTCTATAACCTCCTGTGAGGCCGTTACAGACGTTTGCCCGTTTTGCCAACTCAGCGTGTGGCTTGCATGGTCATAACTGCCCTGCGTGCCGTCCGGATACGTGCGGCGGTGCAGCTGCGCCTCGGTTGATACCGCCGGGAACTGATCGGAGATCAGCCCACATAGGGCAACCGACTGCGCGCTGCCGTCGCCGCCGCCGTAGTTGATCAGCAGGCACTGCTCGCCAACCGATGGATGGCGCGTCTCGCTGACTTCCCCAGCGCTGGGGCTCATGTACTTGATCCACGGCGTCATAAGCTCGCCGTGACTGACCTTACAGCGACCGGCGCCCGGGTCGACCTGGTCGACTTTGCCGATCCGGTTATGACTCTCAGAGCGGCGCCGCAGATCCTCGATCTCTGACTCGAGCTCTGCCAGGCGCTCGATCAGCGGCTCGAGCTTCTGATTTACGAAAGCGTCGAGCATGCTTACACCTCAAGCGGTCTGTACTGATCCGGATTTGCCAGATCCGTCTGATCGCCTTCATCGGGCACCTTCCAGGCCACCAACGGCAAGCCGCCAATTACCGGATCTTCCGGCGTGCGATCGGCACCGATGGCCAGGCGCTGATTGAAAGAACAGCCCCACGACTCATACCCGCCCTTCCCCTGCTGGAAAATCGACGGACTGCAGCGCATACGATCCGGCAGATCGCACTGCCGGCCCGGAAGCCCCCAGCGATTCGAGTCGACCAGGCGCTCGAGCGCGGTGGCCAGGTTCATCGCCTCGAGCGGCGCATGCTTACGCCATCGCGCCACTACGCAATGCAGCGTCACCGAGACGTCATGCACATGGCGGCCGTCGTTTTGCTTCACGCCCGGGCCAGTTCGCTCGATCTCGATCAGTACCTCGGCGTCGCCGACCAGACCGCCAAACTCGTCGTAATTGCTGACGCTTACGCCAAACCCGGCGGCGTGGATCGCGTCGCCGATCGCGAAAAACAGATCGGAGACGTTATTAAGCTGTCTGGAAGACATACCGCGCCTCATGTTCGAAAAAGACTACAAATTGTTGTTCGGCGCGCTTTTCCCACTTTTCAAGGGCCGTGAAGCCCTCGCCCGCCCAGTCCTCAGTCACCTTTTCCAGCGGCAACCGCTCGCGGCCCTTGCGCCGCCAGACGAGGGGGTATTTCGTTTTCATGGGCGAGATAAAAGCGTCTTCGTAGGCGCGATGGCCAACCGAAACGCCGGTCGGCGTCTGCTTTGGCGTTCCCAGGTAATGCACGCTCAACGGCCGCAGACCGACCCACAATTTGACCTCTCGGGCCGTGGCCTGGCTGAACACGTCGAACCGGTGACGAATGGGGCTTTGCGTGATGCGCAATGCCTTGGCGATCTCCCGAGAGCTGTGCGTGCGCAACCATTGCGCCGTTTTGCGAAGCGCCCGGGCGGCGGCCAAGTCGAGCTTTTTGGCCGCCTGGCCGACCGCCAGCTCGACCTGACCCCAACCGTCGACGGCGAATTTTAGTTCGAAGCCCGCCATTTCGTTTGATCCCCGCGAGGCGCCGCGCGATCGCCGTAGGGCATCAGCGTAAGAACGCTACGCAGGCGGCCCAGCGGCTCGACGTTGCCGATTGAATATTCGAGTCCATCCGCAATCACCTTCGTCGCCTGCCAGTTCTGAGGCACCTCGCCGCGAGGCAGCTGCAGGTGACGCTGATTCGGCGTGCCGCGAGATTGTGCGGCGCTCGGATCGATGCCCGAGCGGTAGATACCGCCCGAGCCGTCCGGCTTACCGAACATGCCGTCGACGTCGCGGGCGTCCCGGCCTGGCTCGATCAGCCGCACCGTGCAGCCGAACTCGTCAGGGTCGAAAAACGTCGCAAAATCGTCATCGCCTATCACTTGGCGCCGGCCTTCGCAGCCTTGACCTTCGCTTCCAGGGCGGTGACCTCCTCGGCCAGCTTGTCGCGCTGCTCTGTCAGTTGCTGCAGCTCGGCGGTCACCTGGCCCTTACTTTGCTCGAGCACAGCGACTTCGTCCTCGAGGTCGCCACGCTGCCGGGCGAGAGCCTCGACATCGTCACCGATAAGCTCGACCGCACCCTGCTCGAGGCGGTACTGCTCGATCTCCTGCTCGGTCGCATCACGCGCCAAGCGCGAGCCGCGCCAGTCATCACGTACCGCCTTTTCCACCTCGAGGACGGTTCCCTCGTGAATTGCATCACCCTGCAGCATCATGTCGGTCAGCAAGACGACGATGTACGTTAAAGCCTGTTGAATCTGATTCATGGGTTCACCGTATAGGAATAAAAAAGGGGGCCGAAGCCCCCAACACCTGCCCGCTATTTCAGGTTCGTTATGCAGCCTTTTTCTTGCCCAGGCAGAACGACGATTTGCCGCGCACAGTGGCGTCAACGTCCTGGAACACACGAATCACCAGGCCATCGCTACCCGCGAGGGTCGAAGTGTCGATTTTCAGATCCAGCACGCCCCACAGACCCATGACCATCTGCGAGAAGTCGCCGAACAACCAGGAGTCGTCGGGCATTTGGTTCGTGTCCTCGGCGCGGTAGCCATTGACCTTACCGTCTTCCCAGATGGTGCGACCGGTATTCGCGAATCGCTCGGTTTGCTGAGCCAGACCCGCCTGCGTAACGCTGGTCAAATAGCCCAGGGCGCCGGTCGCGGCGTTGAAGCTGGCCACCTTTGTACGCATGTCCACGGCCTTACCGTAGGTCAGGCCCGGGCCATCGAACTCGACGAGAGGAAGGCCCTGATTGAGCAGGCCCAGCAGCTGGTTGCCGGTGCCAGGGCCGCGCAGGCCGCCCAGGTCGATTGCAACGCCGAGACCTTCGACCAGGTCATCGATAATCAGCGACTCGATCGAACGCGCCGCCTGCTTGCGCAGTTTACGAGTAACCGGAATGCCGCCTGCGATCGTCTTCGGCGACATTGGCAGAGTGGTCAGATCGAAGTCGCTCAGGCTGGCTTCTTGACCCTCGCCGAGCCACGCAAAGTTGCTACCGCTGATTTTCTTCGGCAAATCGAGATCGCCAACCAGGCCGCCGAGCATCCGCATACCCATCTTCGCCAGCACGGTTTTATTGCGCAGAATGTCGATAAACTCGTCGAGGCGCAGATCCTTGTCCACCAGGGCGCCGCCCTTGCCGGCCTCGCCCTTGGACATGCCGCGCATCAGCAGATCATGCGGCACATAGAAGCCGCGAGCCTCTTTCTTGGTGGCGTCAGCCAGTGCCAGACTGACATTGCGTTCGAAGCCCGCTTTGCTCCAGTCGTTGTCCGCTGCAGCGTTGATTGCACGCATCAGAGAATACTGCCCGACCTCTTTGTCGGTCAGGCCAATCGCACGCGACGACACGTCAGTCAGGAACCCCGGCAGCTCGCGAGCATCTTTTTGCGGATTCAGAGGATTCAGCGGCGCCGAGGAGGGCTGCCGCTCCAGGATCAAGCCGCGCAGCTGATCGGGGCTGTAACCCTTGGTCACCGCTTCCTGCGCCAGTTCCGGCTGATTGAAGCGCTGACCGATGGCGAAAATATCCGCAGTGCGCTGACGCTCGGCGGCGAGCGCATCAGTGCCAAACGCAATGGACGGCTGAGCGCGAGTTTCCGGAGCTTGATCGACCGCCGGGTTATGAGTAGTGCCAGACATGTTGTTACCTCTAACAATAATGGTGTTCGTGGTTGCTTCGTGGGAGCGGCCCAGCCCGACGGTCGGGTCTGCAGGCACGGAGACGCTGGAAACCTCGAAAGGCTCCCAACGGGTTACGCGGTAAAATTCCTGATTGCCCTCGGTTCGCTCGAGGGTCATTTCAAGCGGGATGTAGCCGATCGAAACGTTCTGGCGAATGTTGTCGACCAGGTCCCGCCAGATTTTTTCGGCCTCGTCGTTGCGCGAGAGCTTCACCTTGACGTGCAGGCGCCGCTCCTCGAGCCAGGCCTCGAGCACGACGCCGATCTGCCCCGACCAGGCGTTGTGCTGCAGCAGGTACGGCGCGCCATTGCGCATCCGGGTCAGGTCTACCGAGGCCTCGGCATGGTCGAGCACTTCCATGCCAAACCAGCGCGCTACGGGGTATTCACTGGAAGCCGAAAAAACAACGGTCCGGGCCTCCTGGTCGATCGTTCCGGAAACAAAAGACAGGTCGCGCTTTAGCTTCCCGCCTGGAATTTCTCGCAAGACCGGCAGCGGCGCGCCGCTAGTCGTCACTGTCGTCGTGCCGGTCATTCGGCGGCTCCTTATCAGAGGTTGGCGGCGGATCGTTGAGCAGGCCCAGCTCGCGCAGGTGCCGCTCCTCGGCCGCGATTTCTTCGAAAACTTCGTCGGGGTCATCGCCGTTTAGGCGGATGTAGTGGGATCGGGACTTGACGCGGTTGCCCACGCTTTCGGTGGCCGCCTTGGAGTCTTTCAACGGGTCGACCCAGTCCCAGCCGCGCGGCTGCCAGGTCATTTCGGAAACGCGCACCAGGTCGCGCGGGGCGACCTTGATTGCGCCGCTGAGATACGAGCTGTTAAACCACTCGTTGCCGAGAGGCCTCAGCAGGGCGCTAATCGTGAACTCCTGAACGCACTTGTAAAAATCGCGCTCGTCGATTTCACCCGATCGGAGCGACGAGTAATTCACGCCCTCGAGATCGTTGGCCAGCCGGTTGTAACTCGGGCCAAGACCTGCAGCACTGCCGCGCAGGGTGTCTTTTACAAACGGCGCGTAGTCACTCGCCGGAATGCTGTTTTGCGCCGGCACGTAGTCCAAGCCGTAGGCCATGACCTTGGCGGTACCGGCCTCGACTTCCTCGAATACCGGGGCGTCCTGGCCTTCGTCTGGCGGGTCGAGCCATTCGGCGTCCTGCTTGAAAAAGCCGGTGATTTTCGACGCGTGCTCAGCCTTGACCATCGTTGAGCTACGAAACTCGCCCAGGTGATGAATATCGACCGCCGCCGCATGCGTCCAGGTGAATCCTCGCGACTGGTGCGGGCGCCACGGGTCGAAGGTATGGATCAACTCGCTGGCCAGAATGCGCGTGTAACGCTCCTCAGCACTGCGAATCACGTCGCCCGGGTGATCGTTGAGCATCCAGTAAGCGACAGGGCGCTCCCAGGAATCGAGCTCGACGCCCATCCGGATACGATTGCCGTTGTCCAGGAGCGTATTTAGATGCAGATCCAGCCGATCGGCCTCGAGGATCTGCACGGCAAACCCCCAGCGGTTCGGCCAGTTGCGCACCAGGCGCACCAGCACCTCACCATCACGGGCCAGCGTCTCGATCCAAAGCCACAGGAACGTGACAAAGTCGAGCTTGCCGGTCACGTCGAAGTTGCCCATTTCGCCGAACTTCGCGAACTCCTTTTCGATCAGACGACGCGTCGCGCGATCGGACTTCCCATCCGGCAGCACCGCTTTTGACTGCAGGCGGATACCGTAAGGCCCGATTACGTTCTGCCTCAAAAGCCGATAAAAGCGCTTGAGATACGACGTGTTTATCGACTGCTCGCGAGCACGTTGGCGCAGCGTTTCGTGATCGCGAAAGATCGCCTGATTCGCATCAGCTGCGCTTTGCCGATCTGACCAGGAAGCCGTCAGGCGACCGCCGCCGGCCATCTTGAAACTACGTTTCAGCGTTGGCTCTACTCGGCCAGCAGGCGCCGCCGGATCAGGCGCACGCTTGCCGCCGCCTCGCCACCGGGAGAAGGCTTGCTTGAAGGGGTTCATTGATTACCTCAACCGGTAAAAGACCGGCCGGCCGGTTGGCCAACTGGTGTTTTTCTCTCGCTGCAGTTCGCGGCGGTACTGCAGGCGCAGCGCGTTCAATTTCTCGATCGGAATCCGGTCGAGCCGCTGCCCGTCGATTTCGTAGCTCTGCTGATCTTTCGGGATGCGCTTTTCGAGCGCGGCCTCGACCAGGGCGAGCATTTTTTGCGCATGGGTGCGCGCGTCGGTTGGGTCGGCCGTCTCGAGGTTGGCCATAACGTCCAGGGTGCCGGTGGCCACCGTCAGGCGCTGATCGCCCCGGAAGGCCAGAGCGACCCAGCGGTAAAGACCAGGCGCCCAGCTCGACGTGACCGCAGCGCTAACTTCGACCTGGTACGGCGTTGCCTGCAGCGCCTCGACGATTTGACGGCTCGGCCCGCTGAACACGTAGCGCAACCCCCAGCCGGCAGTTGCCGGGCGATCGGGCACGTCACGCGACCAGGCGGCAGAGTCGCCGGCATGAATTCTTGTCGGTTCCATTGGATTCACTCGACGCCGGCAGGCGGCGCCGAGGCGCTACCTGCTCGGCTTTTTGATGATTTTGAATCGACTGCGAGCCTTGGCCGATGGGGCATCGACCTTGCGCTGCCTGGTCGGCTTGGCCGGCTCTGCAGCTGGTGGCGGCGAAGGCGCTGCCGGCGGCGGCACCTTGACCGGCTCCACCTCCTGCAGATCCTCCGCAATGGCTTCTTGCAGCGGCCCAGCCTTCACCGCATCGAACAACTGCACGCGGGTCAGGGCGCCCAACTTGCGGCGCTGTAGCTTGTCGCGCAGGGCCATGATGTATTGCATCGCCTCGCAGTCCAGGGCGTGGTTTTCGCCGACCTTGACGAAAGCCCCCTGAGCCTCGCGCCACTCCTCACCGACCACCTCTTTGCAGTAGCCCTCGGTTACTTGCTGGTGCAGCAGCCACCAGCCCGTGCGGGTGTCCTCTCGGTTGAAGCGCCCGTGTACCCAGCGCTTAGCGAACGGCGAATCGAAGGCCCATCGAGCGTCGCCTCGCTTGCGCGTCTTGCCCTTGGCGTCGACTTCTACGATCTCTTTCCGAAACGGCTTGTCGAGACGATCGCGGCCACGCAGGGCAATCACCCTGTTTTTGTTGCCGTCGTTGATGAACCGATAGACCTGGTCATCGCGATAACCGATGTCGATCCCGGTCATATTGATCGGATGGCCGTCGTATTCGGTGTCGATCAGATCGCCGAGCTGATCCCATACGCCGTCCTGGTCAGTGTCGCCCCACAGTTCGCCGTGCTCGAGGAGCATGGAGCCCATGCCGGCGAACCAGGCGCGAACAACGTAAACAAGGCGCCGCTTTTGAACGTCGACCGTGCAATAGATTTTCAGCGGCTCGAGCAGCAGCTCGCCCGCCTTGTAACCCCAGCACATTGCCTTGACCTGATCCCACGTCGGCACGTCGCCGCCCTGCGCGTAGCACTCGCCGAAACCGGTGTTGTAAACGGCCAGCAGATCCGCAGGATCGCCCGACAACTGCGCCGCCAATAGATCCTTGGCCAGGGCGCCATATGTCTTTTTCGAGGAGAACGAGCACAGCCCCGATGCGGCGTAGGTGAAGTGGGTCGAGCCCGCAGTATCCGCAACGCCTGTCACCTCACCGTCGCGGCTGATCGATTGACCAGGTGCAACGGCGCGACCTCGCTCATTCATCCAAGGGCGCCATTTGCTTTCGATCTGGCAACCACTGGCGCCACAAGTGAGGCGAGCGCCGCGCTGTGCTTCATCAGGAGTACATTCGTTCTCCCCGCCCTTGCCAGGCCACCAAAGCAACCCCGACCAGGGGATAAAGTATTCGCCGCACTCAGGGCACGGCACCGCCCATTCGTGGCGCGTGCCTGACTGCCAGAGC